TCCCTAGTCGGTATATCACCAACAGGAATATCCTTTTGAACAAACTCTTGGGCTTCTTGCTCAAGGGTTTTCTTTTTGTTTGGTGGTTTCTTTACGCCACTTCTATTAGTTTTTTGAGATACCATTCTGCTTTCTCCAAGTCCTGCACACCGTTCTTATAACGCCATCTGTGCATGTACTTTGCTATGTTGCCTCGAAGATAACCAATGAACTCTTCTCTGGTGAGGAAGTCTTTGATGTAGTCAATACACTCAATCTCCCCCTGACCATAGTGTTTAGGTTTTTGTACAGCGTCAAAGAAATCTTCGCACTCAGCACATACACCATTATCATCCAAAAGGTTATCACACTTTCCACAGTAACTCATAGGGTAACTAACTCCGCTTCAGTGTAAGGGATATGATAAAAGGTTTCATTCTCTGGTATCCTGTGTGTTGGTCCAGTAGGTTTCTGGATACAGTCATCCGTCATCTGAGTACCTTTAATTCTCCAGGCTTTGTCATACGTTTTATTAAAGACAAAGAAGTATAAGTTGTCCAGGCTATCACTGTACTTTTGTACGAGTCTTCTCTTACGTCCAGGTATTCTAACTTCTTTCCACCAGGTAGGCCAGTCACCTGACCACTGAGCCTTACGCTCAACCTCATGGTAGTACGTTTGACCATCCTTTGTTGTAACTAAGTCAGCATAATAATCCTCTTTATCAGAGATAATAATGTGACCTTCTCTTTCAAGTAGAGTAATCAGTGCCTGTTTAGATGGTTCGTTTACTTGATCGTAAACATCTTTTCTAAACTTACGTACATGTACTTTCATTTGCCTTGACCTCTGTATGGTTTAGTTGACCTACGTTTATGTTTGTTCATTGAACCTAGTTTCATAGAGCCTAATCGTTTTGATTGAGATGTTTTCTTCTTTAATGATTGGATTGTACCAACAGAAGATCCTACAATCTGTACTTTAGCCATTAAGTTTTCTCCACTTTAATTCATGAACAAGCATGTTCTGCTCGTAATCTGACAATATCATCCAGTCTCTTATTTCGTCAAGTGTTCTTTTACACCCCACACAAAAGCCATCGTCATCTATACGACAGACCTTTATGCAGGGTGATGGGACAGTACCCAGTTTCTTTCTACGTTGTCTATTCACACTGACGTAGACCAGTAGCAGGATCGTAGTAGCAAGCACCGCCCTCTTCTACGTAGTCCTGTGTCTCTTCAACTACTGGTTCCTCTGCTACTTCCTCAGAGGTAGAAGCGTTAAGGATACCATAACGTTTACCTGCTGCACGGAAGGTAGTGCAACCTGATGAACCACCATCATAAGCATCCATGTAGACCTGCTTGAACTCTTCCCATGTCACATCTTCACCTACGTTACATGTCTTTGAACAAGCTGAGTCAACAAAACGAGATGCGACATTCAGAACCTTGACGTGATCAAACACTGATAGTTCATCTGCAGTCTTACCCTTAATACCAAAGACACGATAGCCGTAGTCTTCTACTCGCTCAACCTTTGGTCCATCGAAGGTTTGGATAGTTCTGTCGTAGTAATGTGAAAATACAGGTTCGATTCCAGAGGATACGTTGTCGGCTGACAGACTGATAGTTCCTGTTGGAGCAACAGAAAGCAGATGACTGTTACGAATACCATAATCGCTAATGAGATTACGGATATCATCAGGAAGAGACTTAGCAAAGTCACTCTCCAGATAAGCCTGAGTAAAGAGAGGGAAAGCACCTTTCTCCATAGCCAACTCAACAGATGTACGATACGCAACATTCCTAATCACCCCCATGATTTCTTCGAGGGTCTGCAAAAATCTATCACTGCCGTACTCAAACCCTAGTGCTTCGATAGCATTTGCTACACCAGTAACACCAAGGCCCATACGTCTTTTACTCTTGGCTTCTAGCTCCTGTTCTTCAAGTGGATACGTTGCTCTATCTACGACATTATCCATAGCTCTTACGACATGTGGGATGTCATTACGTAGTTGGTTCATGTTGAAGACGTACTTACCTTCGTGATCTACTACGTACTTAGTCAGGTTAAATGAACCAAGTAGACATGCACCATTAGGTGGAAGCGGTTGCTCACCACATGGGTTGGTGGCTGCAATCTTTTCTGCGTACCACAGGTTATTCTTCTTATTAATACGATCAATGAAGAGGATACCAGGCTCTGCCCAGTCCCATGTAGAACGTAAGATCTGATCCCATAGTGCAGTAGCACTTACTGTTTTGTAGACACGTCCATCAAACTTTAGATCAAAGTCTAAGTCCTCTTTCACTGCTGTCATGAACTCATCAGTCACACCTACAGAGATGTTGAACTGTGTCAGTGTATCACTGTTGTTCTTTGCTGTGATGAACTCTTCAATGTCAGGATGAGTTACTGTCCAATGATTTAATCAAGGTGCCACGAGGACGCAGTGTACTGAAGTCGTAACCAATACCACCACCTAGACGCATGGTTTCTGCTGCACGTCTTGCTGCTTCCATAATACCATCCATGCTATCCTCAATAGTCATAGACACAAAGCAGTTGTAAGGTGTCACACGTCTTGGTGCACCCATAGCAGATTGTACACGTCCTGCAGGTAGGAAGCGTTGGTTGTACAAGATGTTACGAAAGTTATTGAAGTGTGATTCATTATCTTTCAGTGCTTCAGCAACACGAGTCATTGCCTCACGAAATGTTTCACCCTTGCTACGATACTTCATAGCATGGATCTCTTCTGAGATTGATAGTGTTGGGCCGTACTCTGGTTCTGTGTTTGGGATGCTCATCTGTTGTCTCCTGATCCTTTTAATTTTCCACGTCTTTGTCTGTCATCTAGCTTGGTAATGTTTAACTCAAGCACCTCCTGTAGTCCCTTACCATAAATATTTGCAAGGGCAGTGGCATAGAATACTACATCACCTAACTCTTTCATGATCTCTTCATTCTGGAATCGAGAGCTATCACGAATAAGTTTCTTAATCTTTTCCGCAACCTCTCCTGCTTCTCCCACAAGGCCAAGTGTATTCTCCACTAGTCTTGCCTGACCTTCAGTCATAATCTTTTTCTCTACCCATTTAGAATAAAGATCTGTCCAGTCTACTTCATCACTATCAAAGTTATCAAAGTAACCAAACTTATCTAGGTCATCACCACTTATCATTTTTGTTTCACCTCTATCTCAACAATTTCTAAATCGTCTAAGTCGTATATAGTGTCTTGAATAATATCTTCAAGACTCTTTTCCAAACTATCTGAAGCAATAAAGTTTGCATCAGGATCTAAATCTACAAGTATCGTTACCTCGAACAACACAGGAACCTCCAAGTTATATAAATAAATATAATATCGTCAACAATTATTCTGCCAACCAATCGTCAGGGATTGATTTATCTGCGTACTTAAATCCGTACTTCTTGCACCAGTCACCATAAGATGACTTAGCACCCTTATAAAGTTTTGCTCTACTGTTTTGAAATACAAAACGAATATCCAGATCAGGAAACTGTTTCTGAATTTCACGGTGTTTGCGTCTATCTGTTGAGACAAATCGTCCCTTGGTTTCTACTATGATACCATTAGACAAAACGAAGTCAGGTGTATACGTTCTTACTTTTAAGTCAACCCACTTAATCTTTTCTTTTTCGTAGGTGAACTCAATACCTTTGGATCGTAGCTCTTTTGCTACATCATCCTCGAAGCCTGAACGATACCCTGCCTTAAGTGCTGCTGCTCTATACTTCCTGCTCATTGTACGTAAGATCCTCTGGTACGTTTGGTTTCTTTACCACATCTACCAGGAGCACGTCACCATTACCATAAACAAATCGTCTGGCCTCAGGCCAACACTTCTTGTTGAACTCACAGAATCCACAAGAAGGATGTAGCTTTGTGTTAGGGCTAGTCTTTGACTGTGGCACAGGCTCAAAGCCTCTGTCAGGTATTTCACCTGCTACCATTTCTTTGACTTGCTCTACCTCTTTTTCCTTTTGTTCTAGCTCAGGAGTGAAGTCGTAGACATCAAGACAAAGAGACCCATTTACTTTATCAACAACTAGGAAAGCTCCATGTGTTTTGTTGGTCACCAGTGGATCGTCTTTTGCTGCATACACATAAGAACTAAGTTGACTGATGTATCCAAAAGGATCTTCTTCCCTTAGGTTACCTTCAGCAAACTTCTTAAATGAGTAAGGAGATGCTGACTTAACATCCACTGTCATGCCATCAATGACTGCATCTCTGTGTCCAGCTAAATCATTGATACGCATACGATCCTGCTGTCCTGTTACTGTGTGACCAGAAGCCTCAACAATAGAGAGGACCAACTCTTCTATCATGTCACCATAAAAGAACTTCAGCAAATCCGATGGAGCAAGAGGCTTTGCTGTCGCAGTCTCGTTAATCTTATACCATAGTTTTCTTTTACATGGACTACCAATAGAAGAGAACGACAGATACCCTCTTGGTTTCTGTGGTGCTCTGAATCTTGAGGTAGCTGCTTTGCCAATACGATCACCCATCTTCAGGCTAATCAAATGATCCCAACCTTTGAGACCAAGTATTGTGTCTTCCATATCTTTAATGAGTGTATCTATGCTTGGCATATCTTTATCCTTTTTTATTTGTACCCCCACCCAGTTAAGGGTGAGGGCGTTCTTCTAGGGAAAGGAAACAGGGAAACCTAGAAGGGGATAGAGTCCTGGGGTTCCTGGGAGGAGGTGGAAGACGATGAACCACCAGAACTAGAGTGGTCTGTGAACATTGTACGTGGTTGGGAGGGACCACCTTCTGATTCATAGACCACATGCTCAAGGATCTGGACACCTAGTAAGCGTGTACCTGTACGTCCAGTACGTGTAGGATAAACTTCTACCTTCACGATACCTTCACTGCCATTACCAATAAGACCCTTCTCCTGTAGGTTCCAAGCCTTACCAGTCACGTCAGCTACGATAGGTGCGCCACCCATCCAGTCCTGTGCGCCTGTATGAGGACGAGACACTGTGACTTTGTAGCCATCAGTAACTTCCTCAATCTTCTTCATGCATCCCGCTTTCTTTAAAGCGTCTGCAGTTTCTTTATCTGTGGTGACAGTAACCTTGTACTCACCATCAGTTTCTTTGTTCCACTCAGCACGATCACGATTAGACTCAAATACTTTTGCCCAATCTAGTTTGCCTTTGATGTCGATTTGTGTAGCTGGCATAATGCCCTCCTTTGATTTGATAACTGTTATGTAATTCTACTTGAACAGGATGTCAATGGGTCTCTGCCCAATTTTTTCCTACGTCATACGAGCCTGGTGTAGGTATTTTGAATCCTAGTTCTTTGCCAGTCTCAAGCATACAGTCTGCTTGTATCTGACCAAGACGTTTAGCTTCTTCTTCCGTTCCTATAACCTCCACTTGATATTCGTCATGAATGAACCCAACCATCTTGAAGTTAATCCTTTCCTTACGTGCTACGTCATGCCAACGTAGGAGGGTGTGCTTCATGAGGCAAGCCTCTCCATTCTGTAGGATACCTGCGAGTGCCTTGTGTGTGCTAGGCACATTGACCTTACGTCCATCGTATCCCTTGAACCAACCATTCTCTCCAACCTGTTTGATGTATCTGTTCTTAAGATCGTAGAGACCACCAATGCTCATCTCGAAACGAGTACGTGCATCCTGTGCTTCTTTCTTGTTGACCTTTAATATCTGGGCAGTCTTAGCTACACCTGCACCTAGAAGCCACGCATAGATAAATGTCTTTGCCATGTCTCGTGTACCATGAGGGACAGCAAGAGCATTCTTGTTCACGTTGTGGATGTCTGTCTCGTTTTCTTTCTTACCTTCCATAATTGCTTTGGCGTACTGGTCTTCAC